ATAGCGGAACTCTAGGGGGGAGCCGTGAACGAAAAGGATTTTTTGGCGCATAAAGATCAGACGGAGAAAGAATTAGCGAATCTAAAGATCGGCCTGCAGTCAGTCAATCACCAGATGGACAATTTGATTGAGAAGCTACACGACAGCGGCAAGACTGCTGAAGCGATGCACAAGCGTGCAGATCATCAGGACAAGGAGCTGTCAGAGATAAAGGAAACAATGCTGACAAAGGACGGCTTCATGGAGGAGTTGGATGCTCAGCTCAACAAGCATATCGTGCGGATACTCAAGACCGTCATGACCGGCCTATTCGTTACCGGCACCGGCGCTCTTACCGCATGGTTCGTTCACTTATTTGGATTGCACAAATGAAGAAGTTTATTGTTTTAGTTTGCTTGACATTGCTCGCCGGTTGCGGAACGATTTCCACTGAATCAGGCGCAGCTCTACTCGATGCAGCTACAACGCCGGGAGCTGACACTCGTTGCGTAACCGGCATGGGATTTGAGTTCTGCTATTTCAGGGAGAGAACGGTTGTTCAGCCCGCTAAATCTGAGAACGATTGACGAGAAGCCGGGATACTTCCTGGTAACTGAGGATGTTATGTGGCATCACGACGACCTCCCCGGAGGCGTATATCTCGTGCCTAGAGGGTTTGAGACTGACCTAGCCTCAATCCCTATTGGCCTGAGAAACCTGTTTAGCAAGACTGGTAGATCGAGGAAGCCAGCAGTATTCCATGACCATATGTACTCTCGAAGGTTTGAGACCAGAAAGATTTGTGACGAGTATTTTAGATTGGCATTGATCGAACGAGGCGTTCCCGCGTGGAAGGCAAGAATATACTGGCTGGGCGTTCGTCTAGGCGGAGCTATTGCTGCTGGAGGTAACTGGTGAGTTGGATTGGCGACTTAACACCGCCCCCGATGAGACCGGAGGATGCGTGGGCGGCTGTAAGCAACTACAATGTGCGACCCAGCGGCCCGTGGCAGAACGGCCTCCTGACAGATAACAGCGCCCCTGGCACTGGTGGAATATTTCCCGGCCAAGGCGGTTCTGCAGAAGACCTATACCCCGGCTTTCTCAATAGCGCGGGGTCAATTCTCACCGAGAGTCTTGGGGATGCGATAAGGAGCTGGGGGAAAGGCGTTATTTCGGGGGCGCTGAACATTGAGGATGTCCCTTCGTTTATTCGGCCAAACGTCGATCACTTTATTTCTGTTCAGGCAAATTACAGGGATCAGCCAAGGTTTGAGGACGAGCCGCCGAATACCGGACCGACGCCTCCGAACCCGACACCGCAGCCTTCGCTCGACGACGGGCCACTCCCTGGCGGGCCTCCGACAGAAGACTATACAGACTTTGTGCCTGAAGTGCCTGAAGTGCCTGAAGCGCCTGAAGACGAGTCTATACTGGAGCCTATCTACTCGGACGAACCCGCCGTGGAGAACAAGGGCGCACTCGACTGGTGGCTAAAGAACGGTGATAGGACGAATGCTGGACAACGATTCGCTCACCTGTCAGACGAACAGAAAGACTATCTAATAGCCAATGATCCGTCTCTGGCACCGGAGTTTGGTCGTGGCGGAATGTTGGCAAATCAGTCCGAGCAGAACTCCGTGGGCGCTATTGACTCACAGATCGAAGACCCGAACATTGTCGATCAGGATTTGACTGACGGCGACCTCTCGGGTCTGGATGAGGAATCCCTGCTCAACAGCTTCCAAGGTCAGGCAAGGGATATATTCGAGGAGCTGAAGGGAACGGCGTCTACCCCCATCGAAGACCGCCTCATGAAATGGCTGGAAGAACAGATGCTTCGGGGTGGCGGTCTCGGTACACGAGTGAACGGCGACGGATCTATCGACCTCATCGGCAACATCGGATTGCCAGGACCATTAGGCATCTTTGAGATTGAACTAAAGGATAAGGACGGAAATATCACTGCCGGCACTGCGATCAGGAAAGCTGTTCAGGGTGTATGGGAGAAGGTTGAATCCCTGCCTGAAAAGCTGATAGACCAAGCTGAAGGCATTCTTGAGGAGATTGGTGGCACAGTAAGCGGTGACGGAAACATACTCGATGCCGCAGGGAATATCATCGGGACCATCTACGGCGGTCCTGCTGAGGACTTCCTGAACGACAACGCTTGGCTGACAGGAGCCATCCTTGGTGAAGTGGTAGATATTCTCAACACGCCCCCAGAAGCCCCTGAGACGCCTCTGGACGCTGTTAGCGAGCAGGCCGACCTTACGCCATCCGTCGATCAGCCTGTTGATGAACTGATTACTGGCGAACCAACAACTGATAAGCCGGATCAAATCAAACCACCACTGGGTGGCGAAGCACCCGACGAGGAAGAAGATAAGGACGACAAGCCGGCTACGGAACAGCCTCCCATTATTGATGAAGAGGATGACGAGCCGAGATTTACCGACACCCCATCTGGCTCAGATACACCAGACGAAACACCGCTTACTGACGGAGGCGGTGGTCCTGTTATTCCTCCCGATACTGACGGAAACGATGGCCCTGTTATCCCTCTTGATCTTCGCGACGACGGAGATGGTCCTGTTATCCCTCTCGACACTAGCGACGGAGATGGTCCTGTTATCCCTCTTGATGCTAGCGATGGCGGTGGTGGAGCCACTGAAAGCCAAGACTCCCCATTCAGCACTGGAGGGTCCGGTGGAGGATCCGGTGGAGGGTCCGGTGGAGGAGGCGGTGGAGGACTATTTGATTCGAGTCCGTACATGGGAGGCCTGGGATACGACCTGCAAGCACCGAGAAGCGTGATTTATGACCCAACAGACCCGATGATTCAGCTTGACAGAATCATTCAGAAAAGTTTATTTCAAGGTATGATCTGATGACCTACTTAAACCTAGTCAACGCAGTGCTGAGAAGGCTTCGAGAGAACACGGTGGCTACTGTATCAGAGACAGACTACAGCACCATGATTGGCGACTTTGTGAATGACGCCAGGGTGCTCGTTGCTGCGGCGCACGAGTGGACAGAACTGAGAAGCCGAATCACCATCAATACTGCGGCGGATGACGACACCTACTCCCTGACCGGCTACGGGCATGATGGGGAGATTCTGAACGTTTGGAACGACACCTCCGATTGGGAGGTCTTATACCAGACTAACGAGTGGTTTGACAAGCAGAACCTGCTAAATACTGCTTTATCTCAGTCACCGAATAAGTACACTTTTGTAGACGGACTGGACGGTAATGGTGATGTACAGATCCAACTGTACCCTATTCCCGATGGTGTTTACACGCTGTACGTGGATTCAGTTATTAGAGACAACGTATTGAGTTCAGACTCTGACACACTGGCAATTCCGGAGAACCCTGTTATCCACCTTGCCCTTGCCCTTGCAGCGAGGGAGCGTGGCGAGACCGGAGGTACGTCTACGCAGGAATACTTTGAAATTGCCAACAACTTCCTGTCGGACGCGATTGCGATTGACGTATCACGACACCCTGAAGAATTTATCTGGTACACTCCATAATGGCGCAACCACTCAAGAGTATCAACCTCATCGCCCCGGCATTCAAGGGGGTGAACACCGAGGACTCTCCCTTGGCGCAAGACCCGTCTTTCGCTGAGGTTGCCGATAATGCGGTGATTGACCGCAGGGGTAGGCTCGCATCAAGAAAAGGATACTCGGTTGTCACAGAAACCAAGACGGAGCTAGGCTCGGACTCTCTGAGGGCGATCAAGGAGTTTCGTGACTCTGCTGGTAATACGCTGGTCTTCAGTGTAGGAAATAACAAGATCCTCTCTGGAACCACAACCCTGACTGACGCCACCCCAGCCTCGTACACGGTATCGAACGACAACTGGAAACTGGTCAACTTTAATGACCACCTGTACTTCTTTCAGGCCGGACAAGAGCCTCTGGTGTACTCCAACTCCCTTGGGGCCGTCACTAAAATGTCCTCTGTCAGCGGTGCCCACGGGGTATCATCTACGATGTACGGCAATGAGGTGCTTGCAGCGTGGGGAAGGCTGTTCACTGCAGACGTAAACGGAAACCCAAATATAATCTACTGGTCAGACCTTCAGCAGGGGCACAACTGGAGTAGTGGTAGCTCGGGTTCTATCGACGTAGAAGAGGCGTGGCCTAACGGCTATGATGAGATTGTGGCTCTTGCGGCGCACAATGACTTCTTGGTGGTGTTTGGTAGAGAGTCCATCATCGTCTATTCGGGCGCTGACGATCCGGCGAACATGGCGATATCCGACACGATCAGCGGTATCGGGTGTGTGGACAGGGACACTGTACAGAACACCGGCAAAGACCTGCTGTTTCTCGCCAAGGATGGATTGAGAGGTCTTGGTAGAACCATTCAGGAGAACTCTCTGCCTATCGCAAGGCTGTCCAACACAATTACCGATGACATTATAACTCTGATTAATTCTGAGTCCGCCTACTTTCGCTCTGTCTACCACCCCGAGGAAAACTTTTACCTGATTACCTTTGTTGGCGGAACAACGACTTACTGCTTCGATGTAAGGCAGCAGCTAGAGGACGGGTCTTTCAGGGTAACAAGATGGCCCAACACCTTATGGACGTGCTATGAATCCACCTTTGATGGTGATTTGAGGATTGGGTCGTCAGACGGCATTGGGACTTATTCCGGTTACGATGATAATGGAACCGCCTATAGGATGGTTTATTCCAGCCCGGAATTATCCTTCGGAGACGCGGCTACACTAAAGCTCCTGAAGAAGATTCGCCCGACCATCATCGGCGGGTCGGGTCAGGACGTATCCCTCAAGTGGAAATATGACTTTGGTTCCAGGCAGGGGTCAAAGACTATCGTCGTGGACTCTGACGCATCAGCAGAGTTTAACGTGGCCCAGTATAACATAGGCCAGTTCAGCGGAGGCATCATTGTCATCAGGAAGCCCGTGAACGCGAATGGCAGCGGGGCTACGCTGTCAATAAGAATTGAAGTAGACATTGACGGCACAGAGTTGTCGATACAGGAGATTAACGTGCTTGCACTGACGGGTAGAATACTATAATGGAAGAATTTTGGAAAAATCTCATTGGCGGTGGTGGGGCAGTAGCTGGCGGTCTTCTTGCAAAGGAAGGCTATGACCGGCTTGCAGAAATTGGAGAACGAGCATACGGAGAGTTTGCTGGGCCAGAAGGTCTTGCTGACCGACTCTCTAGCAGAATGGAGTTCCGACCATACACGGTCACCACGGGTACTGGGGGGCGTTTCTCTGTCAACCAGGATGGGGTGTCTCAACTCCAAATGTCTCCGCAAGAACAGGCCATGTACAACAAGGCGCTCCAACAAGCGAGCATGTTCTTTGACCAAGCAGCAATGCCTACTGCACAACGAGAGCAAGAGGTGTATAACCGAATGCGAGCGGTCATGTCTCCAGAGGAAGAGCGTCAACGCCTCGCATTAGAACAGAGACTGTTCAATCAGGGTCGAAGTGGTGTCAGAACCTCCATGTTTGGTGGTACACCACAAGAACTGGCCCTCGCTAAGGCGCAGGAGGAGGCCAGGAACGCAGCCATGCTGAACGCTATGGAGTTCGCCGGACAAGAGCAAGACCGTCAAGCTCGACTCGGCACTGGTATGCTGGCAGCAGGTTATGTTCCGCAGGCACAGATGATCTCCGCGCTGCAGCCTGGAATGACTGCACAGGAGCAGGCAAGACTGAACCTCTTGGCTCAATCTCAGGCGTATGGAGAAACCTACGCCACGGGACTCGACGCCCTGCTTCAGTCTGCATTGGGTCAGGCCAACATTGTGGGTGGTCTGGGCGGGAGAATTGCCGAAGCATCGCTCGGCGGATTGTTTAAATAAGGAGTTATCATGGCTAGACTTTCACAAGGATTCCTGAGCAACCTCGGGCGTCCAGCAATGACCCAAAGCCTGTTCGATCTGGGTACGGCCATTGGTAACGTGCCTAACCAGTACGCCGACAAGAAGAAGCGTGATGCTGATGCGGCAGAGCTGTCGAAGCATCTGCAAGGCTCTGCGGAGTGGTACGAGGCTCGTTCGCAAATCGCGCAAAGGGACGGCGACACAAAAACCGCGATAGAGATGGGCGAGTCTGCTAGAGAGATGAGGCGGCTCCAGAACCAGAGGGCCAAGGTCGTTGATGCTGCGACAAAAGCGGGCCTTCCTGCCGAGCAGATACAAGCGTTAAACTCCGCTGATGCGGCGACCCTCTTGGACACCATGAAGGATCTGAGAAAGAAGGCCCTCGATGACATGCCCTCAATGAACCCGAGCGCCAGGAAGGCGATGGCTTCGGGCGTTGGTATTGACCCAATCAAGTTCAAGTCTCTTGGTCTTGCAGAAATGTCTGACGATGCGTTCAACACGTTCATCTCGGGCCAGGGTGGCGATCTTGAGTTCTTCCTGAATGATTCTGGAGAGGTAGAGACCTACAGAGTCAAGGATGGCCTTGTCTGGGATGAAGAGAAAGGCTGGATAGAAGCGAAGGGTCTTGGCTTGTCTAAGGCTCCAGAGGTGAGCAAAGTAGAAAACGTCTCAAACAAGTTTGCCGAGGACTTAGGCAAAGAGGGCGCAAAGAGCTTTGCCGAGCAGTATGACGCTGCCAAGAAATCGGCGGATGCCCTTGGAACGATTCGCAGAACCAAGCCCACCATAGACAACATGTTTACCGGCTCTCTTGCAGAGACAAAGACGGAACTTTCAAAAATTGCAAAGGCTTTCGGATTCCCCATTGGGGACCTGAACTCTAGCATTCAAGATACAGAAGTTTACGTGGCCGAGTCCGGCAAGCGCGTCGCAGAGTACATAACCAATCTTGGTGCTGGTACGGGGCTTTCTGATGCTGACCGAGAGTACGCCAAGAAGGTTGTCGGTGGCGAGATTACCATGGATGCCGAGTCTCTTAAAAGAATCCTGTCCGAGCTAGAAAAGGGCGCACAGAGAAATATCAAGCGGTACCAGACGACCCATGGCAGGGTTAGGGAAGCTCTAGGCGAGCAGGGCGCTGGTGCCTTGGCCTTCTTCTCAAGAGACTTTGAGATTCCAGATGCGGCAGAAGTTCCCGCCAGCAGGAGTCCAGCAGCAAATAACTTCCTCATGAGGGCTAGAGAGGGCCAAAAGGGTGAGTGAATTTACCGAACAAGACTACCTTGACGCTATCTCCATGGCGCTCCGGGAGGGCGATGCTGCTGCTGCAAACGAGCTGGCGGCAGAGGCTGGAGATGCGTTTCCTGACTTCGGAAAGCCAACTGTAGACGAAGTTGCTCGGCAGGGCAAGCCGGTGTACGAAATGGAAGTCCCCTACCTCAGCGGGGCCTCTCGGCGGCTGTCCGACATGTCCGTAGACGATATTCTAAGCGGCTCTTATGGCGAGGTGCAGCGGCGGACGGAGCGCCTGACTGGAGGCCGAGCGCCAACTCAGATAGAGGCGGAGCTTGTTCAAGCATCTGAGATGGTTAGGCGTGGTGGCGAAATTGCTATGCAGGGCCTCGTTGCCATCACTCCAGATGTTGTAAAGGAAGGCATGGCCGAGGCATGGGCTGAGGCAAGGGAGAACCCTGCGGTTCAGACGGCGCTACAGAAGGCGACAGAGGGCTATCAGGCGTACAAGGATTGGTCTCTTGACCACCCTCAAGCGGCAGAAGCTTTTGAGTCCATCATCGACGTTTCCACCATCATGGCCCCGAAGCCGAGGCCGAGCATAACAGGGCTGGCGGATGATGCGGGAAAGAGGTCCGCCAAGATATCGTATGACCAGAAGCGATCAGCAATCGACAAGGTGATGGACCCTCTAACTACCAGGGAGGCTGGTTATGGCGGCACATGGGTTGCCAATGACGACACGCTAGGCACGATAAGCTATCTCCCAACCGATAGGGAGGTCCGCGTCAGGGATGCCCTAGCCACAGTGGACGAGCTGGACCCGACGGACAACCTCGTGAAGATGGAGAACGTCACAAGCAAGGCAATCGAAGATCAGGGGAAAGAGGTCGTCGCGTTCATAAACAGGGCGGGAAACCCAAGACTGCCAAAGCTAAAGGAATACTTTGAGAGAAGGTTTGCCGACACGTCCGACGCCTATGGCTCGCTCAATCTTTCCGAGGCTGCTCAGCGTCAGGTCAAAAAATATATTGACATGTCCCTCAAGATCATTGATGAGAGTGATGGGACGGTCATGGGGTTGTACGAGGCCAGGAAGCGATTCGACAAACTTGTTAATGAGTTCGAGTCGAAAGACATACTAGAGCCGGAAGTTGCTTCGGCCAAAGGCGTTGCCGCCTCCTATGTCAGGGGCGCAATCAATGACGTGATTAAAGCCGCCACGCCCGGGGATAATGTTGCGGAAGCGTTTGATCGGATGCACAACCTTTACACCGCAAGGGACCATTTGAGAATGCGGTCTCAGGGATTGGCCGACAACGCGATCAAGAGGACTTGGGCCAAGGTGCACGACGGCCTGAATCTTCCATCAACCCCTCTGGCCCTAGCTGCCACTATCGGTGGTGCTGCGTCCGTAGCAGCAATGGTTGGGCTGACTCCTGCGGCAATTATGTCTGGGGCGGGAGCTGGCCTCTCTGTGTTTGCGGTTGCAAAAATGCTCAGCAAGAAGAACAGGGCGAAGTTCTATGCCCAACTGCTCTCGGCAACGGACAAGGGTATTAAGCGGTACTCAAGCGACAAGAACACGCTCAGAGAGCTTCGCGCAGACAGGGCGGTTATTCTTGAGTTGCTTCGCCAGGAACAGGAGGAGAAAGCTCCCTCTCAATAATCTTCTGCATAGCCTCCTCTCTCTTTTGAGCGGGGAGGCTTGCCCAGCAGCATATCCACTATTCTGTCAACCCTCTCTTGGCGGTCTATCTCGTTCTGCCTTGCCTGAGCGTCTCTGTGCTTCGGCTTGCACTCCCTCTTGTAAGCATTCCTGCCCGAGCATCCGCAGTAGTCCCATCCTTGGGCGTATTCCTTGACATGCACGTACACCTTGTCAGCATGTCCACGCTTGCACCAGATCTCGTAATACCCCGCCCTGACTGGAAAGGCAAGGAGCAGGAGCAGGACCACCCTAATCACGGCCCAACACCTTCGAGATGGTTGTCAGGGCTATACCTATAACCAGACACAGCGCCACGTTCATCGGAGTAAAGGCTATCGAGGCCACCAGCGAATAGAGAATCCAGAACAGAATCCCGACAAGCAGCCCATCAAGCACAGCTTCCCAGAAATCAATCATTTTCTTCTTCCAAGTCTTTTGCGATCTTATCGAGATCATCTAGGTAGCGAATCAAGCTCTTGGCCCCGTAATACACATCGTCCTCAAGTGCGGCCCCGTCCCCTTGCTCAGACACATAATCTGCAAAGCTAACCAAGTCGCACAGCCAATGCCGAGCCACTTTTTGCTCCTGTTCGTCTGTCAAGCTTATCAGATTAATCAACTTCATCCTCCTCCTCATATACCCATATTGGCTCTTCGTCGCCCCGAAGGTGATCGAGCAAAGTCTTCATCGCCCAATAAACATCGGGGAGCGGGCGCCCATCGCATTCCTCCGATACGTACTCGTACATGCTCATCTCGTTGTGAAGCCAATGAACGGTTGCGGCTTCAATCTGTTTTTCTGTCAGGCTTATTACGTTAGTCAACTTCGTTCTCCTGCCTCTGAATGTGAGCCTCTACTTCGGGCGGGTTCTCCTGCTCCCGCTCCTCTACTTGCAGGAGGACACAAATACTGTTATTGATGTGCTCTCGCATCATCTCGACACCCTCAAGAAAGCCTTGCTGCCTTTCTGACGGCCCCTTGCTCTCTCGACAGCTAATCACTCTAGCATCGACCCGATACATCAGTTTGTCACTAAACGTCTTGTTCGTTTCCATAGTCAACCTCGGCACATCGTTGTGCGACTTGGGCGTAACCTGCCAGATCCACGTAAGAATCCGTGTGATTTGGCGACTCCATTAATCGAGCGACCTTGACCAAAATCATCATCATAGCCGCGTCTGTTGCCTCGATATCCACCCGACGGTTGCTAACATAAACGTCATCGCGTTCGAAGTCACCAAACCTGCCGACTAGATACAGTTGCCACAATGCGGCAATCCTTGCGTGGTTTATCCAAGGGTCGCCGTAGTCTTGCTGGCGATCTCCGTTAACCAGCTCGTTGGCTTTTTCCAGTATGTTCATCTCTCCTCCTGTAGTGATTGACGCTGTACAGTCGCATTTCGGGAATGTGCAGTTCGCGTATGGGCATCCATTCATCCAAATTTCCTCTTATGGTTTCCGTTATGTACCCACATCGCTGCATATTGAGCAGTCCATCCGGCTGTGCCTACCACGACCCCCATCAGGGCCAGTGCGTAGAAATCCTGATTTACTGCAAGCGTAGCCAATACGGATACGTTAACAACTTTCGCAGCAGTCATCATGTAAGATGTGGGCGGTATCCACAACCACTTCCGGTAGATGGCGTTCTGGTTCTGGAAGGATGCACAGAACACCTCCAAGAACATCACGCCAAACATCACCGCATATCCCCACCACGGCATTAAATCTTCCCGTCCCAACCCTTCTTGTTCAACCGCATAGGAACAAGTACAGGTCTTCCGTTGCCGCTATCAAATTTATGGACATCGACCCACTTCCAAGTATTCTCAAGGTCGTATATCCGGTTAAAGTTGGACAGCATGGAAGCTGGTAATCCAACAGTCTTAGCCTTTCTCTGGGGAATCAAGCAATGATTGCCTGGAGTGATAACCATCTTGGGGAAGATGCTCTGCAGCTCCTGCATGTACTTGATAGACAGCCCATACTCTTCTTCTGGGCCGTAAGCGTCCGGTTCGGATTCGTGATAACTGCCTGAGTGGTTGTCCACTAAATCCCCTACACAAATGACATGCTTGCAATTATAAGCCTTATGCACCTGCTTGAGAAACTTAAATGAATCTGGGTGATGGTAAGGTATATGTAGGTCTGATACGACCAGGAAGTTACCCTTGTCGCCCTCGATCACACCGCACCCTAGAATGGGGCGCTTGAGGACTGCCTGCTTGCCGTATCTGGCCGCAGGGCTGTTCTGGTCTAAAAGACACCCTACCGACATATGCCAGCGGAGATTGTTCATATCCGCATTGTAGGATATACCGAAGACCGAGTGGTGGTGTCCTTGGATTGAATTGTGGCTATACCGCGCCGCATTCTGAATCGGATTGGCTCCGACTGAGTGCGTCATTAGTGTATCAATCATCCTAAATCCTCAAATAGTGCGCCAATCATGTCGTTAAACCCCTATCTAACCCAAACGAGGCCGCATAAACAAAGGGCTGTAGAGGACAAAAATGGCTATTCGTGTGTAGGGCATTGAATTCGCTCTTTTAGCCTCTGGAGCCGCCGTAAGTTCGTTTTTTTGGCATCTTTGTCTGCCAACATGTACGCTCTCAGATTTGGCCCATACTGCCGAAGGTCGCGCCTGCTTTGCACCGGGATTCCCCACTCTCCCTCCACCTTGGACAGCAGGTGCTCGGCTCTGGCTTTCAGGTTAGGCTGGAGCGAGTTTCCAAGCCTTTTATTGCAATCCGAGCAACACGGAACCTTGAACCTGTCCATTTCTGTAATTGGCGGAGCGACACTGATCGGAGGAACGTGGTCCACGGTGTCTGCTCTCTCGCCGCAATAGAAGCACACGAACGGTTCGACCCCGCTCAGCGGCTTGTAGGTCGAGTTTAACGCCTTTTCTAAGCGCCTACGCATTCCTTAAAACCTGCTTGATTACGGTGGTAGACAGGCCGTATGAGCGGGCTATTGCTGGTATCGGCATTCCCGCAGATCTGGCTGTCTTTATGTCTGCCTTCCGGTTTCGGGACAGATCGGCTACCTTGGTGGTTTTCGCCAGAACGCCTTTGAAGTAGTCGACCGCAACAGTGACCGCCTGACTCTCAGGTCTGTCAGCGATGTAGGACTCTCCGTCATACCTAGAGTCATGCCCCATGATAACCTTGCCATTGCGCGTCAGGGCTACAGGCTTGCCTCCCAACTTTCTTACTGTGTAAATGTATTCCATCTAAAACTCCTCGTCCATCAGGACTCTGTGAATCATTGCTTTCGGTACTTCGTGTGTGGCAAGGGCGTGTGTCCCATCGGTAGAGCCAGCCAAGAGAAAGCTGATTGGGGTCTCTGCAAACACAATCCCCGCAGAAAGACAGTTGCCCTCATAGATTCCTGGCTCTGCATCTGTCCAACCCGACTCTGGGCTAGACCCCTCTGCATCTGTCCAAGTAAACACAATGACTCTATTCATTGCTGTACTCCGATGGTGGTTGCGGTAGCGTAACACCTATCTTGATGGACCATTCCTCAATCTTTCGAAGGAAGTCTACCATCTCCCCCTTGTTCATCTTCGGGCTGGTAAGTGTTCGCTGTCTTGAGTCTACCACTGTTTTCCCTATTTTCATAGGCTTAGTCTTGCCAAGGAACATCATGCACATCATGTCGTGCATCATCTCTCCCTGAGCGTCAAGCATGAAATATGCGTCCGGCCACTTGTCTTTCAGGTGTTTGGTGATATGCCTCATCCAGATCCAGAACACTGCATAACAGTCCAGAACCGTGTCGTGCGTGGTGATTCTCACGTCTACCGGATACTGCATATCCAGGACAGCAGAGGTCTCTGTAATCCACTGAATCATAGCCTCTCGACTCTGAACAGCGTCCATCCTCATCTCTTTAGCCATCATGCCCCCGGCCTACAGGTTGCGTATCGCGCATCTGGATCATCCACTGGTATAAGCGACCATGGGCACTGCCAAGCAGTTTCTTCTTCCTGATAGGTGGTTAGGGCTTGTTCAATCATCGTTGCCAGCGTGTAGCCTTTCCCGTGGTAAGCCGTATGTCCGAGGTCTTTAATCTCATTAAGCTTGTTGACCAGCGCATCCGCCTTCTCTATCTTGGCTTGTAGTTGCTCGATCTTTTTCTTGCCATCGAGCAGATTGGCAACACACTCTCCGGCAAACCCGATAGCCGTGTCTGCATGTCCGGTGCTGAATCCGTTGTCTATGCAGAGTTTACAAAGGCGCTCCAGATCAACCTTTTCACTGTCATCACTCATTCCGGCACCCCCGCATACTTCAAGAGCACCTCGCAGGCATCTCGGATTTCTGCGTAGTCGGCGGCATCCTCGTCCAGTTCTTCGATACACTGCTTTGCGATATCTAGGTGGGTTTTGAGGAAGTGCTCAATCACCTCATCTTCAAACTCGGGTGTTATAATGTCGTATATGTGCATATCAGCTCCAGTATAGGTGTGGTTTGATATAGAGGCCGTCTACTTCTCTCAGCCCGCACTTACGGTCCCACCATTGTTCAGACAGCCAGACAGAGGCATCCATTCCGATTAAATCCCACATCGGTTTGAGGTTCGACAGGCTTCCTTGTTTGACTTTTTCCTCCACCATTCTTCGGCGTTCCGCAATCTCTGCTTTGCGTTGTTTAAATGTTTTTGTATCTGCTCTACTTCCCACTTTAACTCCAAGTTCTCTTCTTTTAGCTCGAACGCTTCTCTGTTTGCTTCCTGGAAACGCTCCCTCCAGAATCTCTCCCTTTCTCCCTCGCCCATTTGATCTGAAGATGCTTGATCTTGCCAGCTACTTCCTCGCTGGGAGGAATGGGTGCCACCTTCTTGTTGGGGTATGATCCGGTTATTTCCTTGCATTTGTGATATGCCCATCCATCTTTCATTCCTCGGCTTCTCGCGTGATGCAACAACATTGCATACGTTTCAAGCCTTCTCTCGGTAGTGTACTGCTTCTTAACCTGCTTGACCTCGACCAACTCTCCCTGCTCATTCTCGACATGAGACTCAGGAATATACCTGTAACCACATGCGTTACACATGGGGCCAGTCTTCAGTGCGCCGCACTTCGGGCAAGGCTTCGGCTCTGGCTTCTCTCTCTGCTTCCTGTCCTTCTTGGGCGTACCGTCGTCCAGCTCGTCATGGTGAATGTCCGTGACGAACCCTAACCTGTGAGTGGTGTCAGAGTGATCGAGAATCAGGGCGTGGTCCTTTCCTTCCGCAGTCCTCAATGCTCTGCCGACCATCTGGACATACTTGATCTCACTCTTAGTGGGCGTGGCGAGGATCAGGGTTCTTACATCCCAATCCACACCAGCCACCAAGCAGCCGACGTTACACACCACTTGGATATCTCCTGAATGGAAGCCCATCCTGATACCTTCTCGTTCTTGCAATGAGGTGTGTGCGTCGATATACGCTGCGTTAACGCCCCGCTCCATAAATCTTGCCTGAAGCTCTGCAGCGTGTGCCCGATTGACAGCGAACAGGATTGTCTTTTCTTGCGTAGACTTCTCCAGCCACGTATCAACAATCGAGGCGATGAGGGTAGCGTTAGCCACTCTCTTGTATAGCTGCCCCTGATGGTACTCACCAGCGACAACCTTGACCCCTTGCAGGTCAGGTGTAGACGGGGCGAACACTCGGAAGTCAGACAAATACCCTGCGCTTATCATGTCACGCATCGTGGCACCAACTACAAGGCTTGACCAGTGATTAGCCATTCCTTTGGACCACGGTGTTGCCGTGAGGCCGACAAAGAGGGTGTCCGACTTCATCCAGCGATTCACAAACGAACTTCGTCTGTGCGCCTCGTCCACGATAACCAGATCCACATCAGGATAGATGTGCCTCCTAGCTAGCGTGTCAACAGAGCAGACCTGAACCGCCGCTCTCGGGTCATATAGCATGTGATCCGATTGGATAACACCTATATCCTTGATGCCCTGTTGAAGAAACGATTGCCAAGTCTGGTCAATCAGGGAAATGTAAGGCACTAGAAAGGCCACCTTCTTCCCCTTACCCAGCGCAGACTTAATCATGGACCCCGCCACAACAGTCTTTCCAGCACCCGTAGGAAGTTGTAGCACAACGTCGCCTTTGCGAGCCGCCTGTCGGACGCTATGGATTGCTTGTTCTTGGTAGGGTCTAAGCTCCATCAGAAAGGGTTCCTCCCTTCGCCATTGGTGGAGTGCCACTGCGAATGGCAGGCAGAGCATAACCACCTGACAGTGAGCGGGTAATCGTAGTCGTCGTGGTGCGCCTCAACGTGAAACGTCGATGAGCATTCTTCGCACTCCGATTCTCTCTTCATCTTGCCGCTCCTTACCGCCCTGCTGACTATGCCGTGGGCCTTATACTTCTTGGGAAACCTCTTCCGGTAACCCTTCAGGTAATCCGGCGACTGCCTATTACCTCTGGCCCTGTCATACGCTCTGATCTTGTCAATGTTCTTTGCTCTGTGCTCGGCAACGTCGCCTTTTGTGCAGTCCTTGCACTTGTTAAGGTGGCCGTCACCCATCTGCTTATGCTTGTAGAACTCATCAAGAGGCTTCGTTACCTTGCACTTAAAGCATTCCTTCTGCATTACTAAAAATCTCATCAATTAACGTCCGGAGATTATACAGAAGAATTAAAACGGACTCAACTAAAAGGGATGTCTTCTTCTGGCGCTGGAGCAGGTTCGTCGTGAATCGGGGAGCCTGGATTGTACTTGTCGCTCACCTTGCCCTTCATGCGAGGAGCGTTGGGGTTGTCAGACTCATTGTTCCACAAAGCGACCTCGATCTGCTCACCAGCCCTAATGTCCCGATGGGCGAAGAAGTGACCCTTTGCTACAGGTGCATTAGGACCGGCATCTGGTTTCTTACCCCAAAGGGCAATTTGACCACTGTTATCGTATTCCACGTAATACCTCCGTGATGTATGAAAAGTTATCAGGACCAATTTCGTCCATCGTTTGATCTATCCAGAGGTCATCTGGACACGCCTCCTCCAAGTAACCTTGGAAAACTTCTTGACCAAGCTGCTCCATAGAGCGAACAGCCTGTTTATACTTCATCTTCTCTCCGCGAGGGAACGAGTTGAACGCATCTATAAACCCTTCGGGGTCGCGTCTGGACCACACGAAGATGGACAGGCAGTCCTCGTTCTCGATAAGTCTTAGCAGGTTCATGGCGTGCTCCCAGCTATAGTTAATACCGGCTTGCCCCTTCTGGCCTCTGCAGCATCCTGAGCAGTCTTGAGCAGCTTTTCGGAGAAGTCCTTGGCAATCGCGCTGGATTGTTCCCTTAAGGCATCGTCCTGAGCCAGCCACTCCTGCTCTACGTCGTTTAATCCAAGGGCATCACGGCACTCGGCGCAGACGTAGGCGTATTCTGTCTCGGTGTTAATCACCTTCCAGTAACCTGTCTGGGTTTCTGCATACAACTCCTCCAGTGTGGTGTAGTGCTTTGGGTCGCACCCTGCCACGCACTGCATGTACACTCCCGGCTTTTCCATTACTTGGTCCTGTCAACTATGGATAGCGCGGGGTTTCCGTAATGCTCGTCGATAACGTCCCGAAGAAACTCCTCGGACAGATCGCCCTCAAACACCTCTACGAGCATATCTTCATCGTAGAGAACCCACTCGCTCAAGGTTCTGACCAGCATCACTTGAACACGTCCTGAAGTTCGTCCTTGACGCTCTGCCGATACATCTCATCCTCCTCTTTCGGAGTGTAGGGAGATGCACCTTCCGGCACGTCCTCGCCTGCGTAGATGTATAGCCCCAAGCCAAGCATGGCAATAGCCTTGACGAGCGCCCTCTGGAGAGCGGTGTTAACGTCGAAGGAATTGGGGTTCTGGATGGGCTTGTTCGAGTGATTCAGGACAGGGAAAACCTCTGTCTGAGTCTCGTCCTCGACATGGACAGACACCATAACGTAGGCAAAGCCTGAGTGGTCCGTCATATAGGGGGTCGTATTCCCATCGGCGTCAAAGGTGTGCTTCGTAAACGTGGCTTCAGGACACTCCCGCTTCAAGGTATCCCAAGCCCATGCCCAACTCAGGTATGAGAACTTACCCTTCTTCTCGATGTGATCTCGGCAGTCAATGGATGCCAGCCTTTCGAATCTACTCATTTTGTTCTCCTGTTTAGTTGTGTGGTTCTATCGTCAGCAAATGCAAGGGCGGGACCGACGATAGTTTTTACCCATAGCGACCACGGCTACTATGTGGAGGCCCGCCTATGAATCCAGGGATTCGTACAGCTTGGCAAGCACGACCCATTCATCTCTCAACATCTTCCTTGCAGGATGATCTTTGTCATTCTCCAAGACCTTAATGTACTCTTTTGTTCGCTGGATTGCCAGCCTTGTTGTGGATTCTTTTGCTTTCATTGTTCTCCTCCTACTCGAACTCTGCCTTCAGCTCATCAATCAGATCCCACAGCCACTTTGAATCAATGCCGTGGGAAGGGTCGTGCTGGCCTGCGTGATATTCCAAGTCGGAAATCAGCCCGCCGACATACTCCCGAAGCTGCGCGTTAATCTCTTCAAGCGCAGCTCGACCTTCTAACCCAACCTTCGTGGAAATCTCCTCAAGCACGTAGTGATACATTCCAAGCTCTTCGATCATCTTCTTTTCTGTTTTCATGTGTTTCTCCTGTTGCGGAATCCGCATTATAACGCAATTCTGTGGATGTAAACTACCGTTCGTCGGGAAATTCGCACCGCTTATCGCCTTGCCAATATTTTTCCTTCGGGCACAATTGCCCTTTTTCCCCGTATCCCCCTTCAGATACGCCACCCTCTCGGAGCGGTACAGGTACTCAATGCTATCCCCCCGCCAAACTTAACTTGCAATGGCGGCACCAAGGTCGGTGGCCTTGATGGTGATCCACAGATACGGTTCAGGTTGTCAATGGGCACAGACAGAGCCTGATTGATTGAAAACGCTTTGCCAGCGCC